GCCTTCTGTTGAACATTCATCCATTGCCTTGAGCATTTCTGGCGTTGCTTCTCTTGGCATTAGTTTTAAGTTTTGCTTTTGCTCTGGCTGTGCCAAGGCTTCTTTGATGGCGGTTGCCTCTGCTATTGCTCTCACCTGAATTGCACCAGTTGTGGGTTGAAATGCTATCCATTGAAACGCCTCAAGCGCCAGCTTCAATGCTTCTGTTTGTGTTGTCATTTACTCGCCCCGAAAGTAATTTGATTGTTCCCACACAACAGTTCTAGCCAATAGCATTTCTGCTTTTTTCTTTGCCTTATCAAAAGCCTCACCAGCTAGGTTATGGCATCCGTGTGGGTTAGCGTTACGAACATCAACGTATTCATAAGCGTCAATCTTTTCCCAAGAAAAATGCCATACGCGTTTTTGCTCAACGTAATACCGTTTTTCTTCTGGTGAATGAACAATACGAACAGTTTTAAACAATGTACTCATAGCGGAGCCTCTGGCAGTTGTGCGCGTTGTTGTTGCGCGTATTGTTTGATTTGCTTGTGCGTCCACGGTGTTGGTGGATGTGTAGGAAAGGGCCAGTTCATGACTTCACCCCGCAAACTTGTTCCATGTATGCCACATAGATTTGATCTGCTGTCTTGTAGTTTTCTACTTCATTTGGTAGATAGTAAATTGTTGATGATTTACCAAAACCACCGTTTTTCTTTTTTCTTGTGATTACAACTTTATTGACGTTTGTCTCTCTGTTGTAGCGATGCAAATAATGTTCTTTGTCACCAGATATGTGCATACCAAGCTCCATTGGTAATGCACAAAACTCTTCAAATGTCAGCTCTCTCATGATTAACTCCTATCAATTAAATGCTTTTAACTCTGCTCTTGTGTTGTATTGGTTTGTCTTCCAGACTTCAATTCTGGCCTGTGCAGCCACCATCAACCACTTGAACTTCTCTTCTTCTTCCACTGCTACCTTCAGCCCTTCCAGAAGCTCCATGTACTCTGGATGGCTGTAGGCATAAGTCTCTTGTTTACCCAACACTGTCTGATCGCAACTGTTCATCAGACTGGCTTTCTTGCTCTTCCTCGCCTCCTCCAAGAACACTCGGTGCGCCTTGGCTTGTGCGAACTTCGGGGCTGTGTCGATTAGGAATTGAATTGCTTTGTTGGGGTCTATTTCCTGCATCTTGATCTACCTTTAATGAACCATGTATTAACCGCCAGTGCTTGTCTGCCAAGCGCCTGATACCTTCAGACAGGTTGCCATTACCTGCCAGCATCAATGCTTGCTCAGTAACCTCTGCAACCCTAGCTCGAATGACCCGTGATTGACCACCGATCTTCTTGCGTCCTGCACCTTGTCTTTTTCCACCACGTTTATTCATGATGAAATTGTAACCACAAAATCAATCTTTTAATTGTTCTCGTCTTAAAAATTCTGCCAAAAGCAATGCTTCAGCACGTCCATTGTCTTTTTTGCGCGACAGTGGCGCATTGGGCCAAAGTTCACGCGCCAGCTCCAAAGACTTGTTTTTGTCTGAATCGAGCTGTAGCGTCTTTTTCCACTTCTGAGGGGTAACCAGATGCCAAGTGCAATTAAAGCGCTCAATGATCGCTATAGCGGCTCCAAAGGCCATTCCAAACTTGAAGCTGGAACTCACGCCTTGGCCTGGCATCGAATGCACTGACTCAAGGATGATTTCTAGGTCTTGCTTGTCAACAGCTTGACTGATCTCTGCAAAGACAAGTCTGGACAAAATGTGCTTCTCGTTGTGAATCATGTCTCCACAAGATTGGTACTTGCCATTGTGGTCAATCAAGCCCCAAGCGCCTGTATAGCCTGGGTCAATTCCTAAATACATCATTTGACAAACCTCAGTTGGTTACAGCGTGTGCATCGGAAGATGTACTTTGCTAGGCATACTTTTTTAGCGATTGGAAATTCAATCCAATTGTGTTTACATGTCATTTTCCACCTCTTAACTTATCAAATACCCATTGAACAATACGCAAAATATGTATTGGATCGCCAACAATCTTGGTCATAAACCCCTCCAAAGGTTTCCTGTCTCTTTCCACGTCCTACCAGCCTTGATGTTGCCAATAGTTGCCTTGTTGACACCATACTCAAGCGCCAGCTCTCTGTGTGTCTTGTCTGACAACCTGATCTCTCTGGCTTGCTCCATGTTCAGCTTGGCTCTTGTAGCTCTTGCATAAGCACTCAGCTTGGCACTGCGTACAGGGTTCTTGTAGTCTGTGATCTTGAATACTGTCTTTTTTCCAACAACACGCAAGTGGTCTGGGTTGATGCAGCGTTTGTTTCCGCAATTAGTAGTCACAACTTGGTTTGGAAACTTTCTCTTGTTGTACAGCACCATCAAAATGGTTCTTAGCGTGTGGTTCTTGCGCCTGATGCTGACCATTGGATAGCCTGAGCCGTTTGATGGACCAGTCCACAACAGGCACTCACCGTCCTGTACGGTACGGTTGACTAAATCCTGTAGAAAGATAGTTGATTGCCCTACCAAGCAGCTCTTGAGGTATTTTTCCCCATCGATCTTGTGCGATAGCCAAGGCGTTGTCGAGGGTGATTGCGTAATCTCGCTTCCATTTGAAGCTGTTTCCTGAACATTCGAGTAAGACATTAACTGCACTTTTTAACTTCCTGTAATCAACTGAGTCTTCTTCTTTCAACTCTTCTAAACAAAACATCATTGCAAAGACTGGTAGTGACGTTGCCACTGTTGCACTCTCTGCGTCTTCATCGTCATCCATCATGAAGATTGATATTCGATGTCCGACTACTGCTTCTTTCATTTTCTTGATGCCATATGCCCTTGCAATAGGGTTGGATGCATCTGCTTTTTTCTTTCTCATTTACGCCTTTCTATCTGCTGCCCAGTACTTGATTGCATGGGATAAACATCCTACCGCCTCTTGATCTACTTTCAACTGTTGACCAGAATAAATTCTGTTTTGTTGCTTGCGTCCAACAAAGAGATCAATGTCTCCAGTCTTCAACAAAGCCTCGTTGATCTTCTCTATCGTTGCTGGATACCCGTTTCTTACATGGTCCAGCAGTGTCATTGCATCTTCTTTGTTCATCTCAACTCCTTTTAACCATAGTTTCCCCAAGGGTGGATAGAGCTAACTCTTCCTTCCCTCTCCAAGCTCTTTATTGCATTAAATACACAAAAAGCCCCAAGTGCGCATGACGGATTACTTCGCTTATACATCTGGCCTTGTTCCACCGTTGTACCAGTTGCTTTAACAGTCGCGTAATCAACGCTGTTCGCCTTTTGCTCTCGGGTGTTGAAGAGTGCGGTGTTTCTCGGGTTCAGTCCATGCAGACCATCAGCTAACGCGCCCTGACGGTTGTCTAACTGTTTTTTCGAGTTGTCTGGAATCGAACCAGATAGACCTCTAACACACCCTGCTGTGTAGTCATTGGAACGTCTCCCGACATCAAGCAAGTAGCCACATAAGAGGCGATGCACCCAATGTGCAACCGTGCCGCCAAATCACGCTTCAACTCGAAAAAACAGTCTGCACAAAGAAAAAAGCCGCTTACTACTGCGACTTGGTTGCACCCTTCGAGAATCCTCAAAGGCAAGACGCATGAGTAAACGGCTTCAAACACTGTTGTGTGCAACGACAACGGTTTGGATTATACACAAATCAATGGACTTGCATAGATTTCCTTAGTGCTTGTAGCTTCTCAGCAACACTCTTAGGCATTGGTACTGCTTTTTGCCTATCAGCATCCATCTTTTCCAAAGCAGGGTCTTTGAATGTCACATTAACATTGACGGTCATTTCAGGAACTTCAGCGCCATCCCAACGCATCTGGTTGATGTAGACCAGCGGAGCAGGTATGAAGTCGCCATTTGACTTCTTCCATGCATCTGTAGTCTTCATCCAAGTCACATGCTTGATGATCTGGTCAGCCTGTGTGTCTAGCTTTAGCTTGTTCCACTTTGCCAGACAAGTTGATTTGCCACCCTTGCGAACTGATTTAGGCCATGCAGCCCAGAAATCTTCAAATCCCATAATTAACTCTCCTTAACAAAAATACCTTCAGCGTTCATGTAACCACGGCGGTCCTTGATCTGCAAGTAAGCAGCCTCAAGGCAGTCGGTAAGATTCACGTCAAGCAATGCACAAATATTGATCAAGCAGACGACAGTGTCGCCAATGGCATCAATGGACTCATATCGATCTTCTTTGACCAAAGCATCACGAAGCTCGTCCATTTCTTCCATGCCTTTTTTCCATTGGGCAATAGGTGTGCTGTTTGGGATAATGCGTCTTTGCTCTGACCAGCGAAGTACTTTAAGTTCCAATTCTGAATACGATGACATTTGATTTCCTTAAATTGTCGAGAATTTGTGTGCTTTTCGTTTTTCAGCAACATAGCAAGCATGAGCTTCTTCTGGCGTGCTGAAGTATCCAAGATGTTTTGTTTTTCCATCAGTTGTAAGAACAGCTCTGAATTTGCCATTGACCTGATAAACACCTTGCCATCCAAGTTTGTTGTTTTTCCTAGCTTTCCTCTGGTTTTGCATATTTTGAGCGTCAGTTGCTTCCCTTAAATTCTCAATTCGATTGTTTGATGGGTTTCCATCAATGTGATCAATATGATTTTTAGGAAAACTGCCAAAATGCCAAAGCCAAATCAATCTGTGCAGTTTGTACGTTCTGTAGTCTACGCTTGCTAGAACATAGCCAGTATCAACTGTATGACCAAGAGATGTTCCAGCTTTCCATCTAGAAGGGCTGTTGTTTTTCCCTCGTCCAATTTTTCGTATAAGTTGCCCATCTTGATAGTCAAACAGCTCTTTGACGCGCTCTTGTGTAATCTGATTCATCAACTATCTCCTTTTGGTGTGATGTGATAAATCATTGTACACATTATTTTATGCAAATTACCAGTGAATGACCTTCATTTCAATTTCTGCGTAACTGCTCATACTAATGCTCCACGAAATGGACGAGTGTAACCAGCCATCAATGATGGGCAGTCCATATAGTCATATGCGCCTGGTCGCAAACAAGTGCGAGTCAACTCTTTTCCGTCATACGTACCGCCCATTGTTCCAGCACAGATACGGTCTTTTGCCGGCTTGAACTTCTTGCCTTCAATGGCAATACGACCATGATTAGTAATGTGCCACATGATGTCTCCATGAGACTCAATGCTGATGACCAAACCATGCTGTTCCATTTCACGCAGATAGCGGTCATAGTGGATAGACAGTTGGCTGTTGACATCACCGTGGGTGAAGCTCTTTTGATTGCGAGAACTGTACGTTAGACGGTTCAGCAAATCTTTGTGGTGGTTTTTAAGAATCATTCCAATACTCCTTGATTTAACACTTTTGAACGGCCTCCAATGACTAGGTTATTGATAACCCAGACTTTGTTGCATAGGCCTGATTGACGCATTTCACGCTCATAAGAGAGAGTGCAGTCCTCACAAGGATTCACTACCTCTCTGGCGATTTTTGCTAGGGTGACCCAATCTTTGTAGGTCTTGATATCTGGAAAGCACTGTGGCTTGAATAGGTAAGTCATGCAAACAATGTACGACAGAACGTGTCGTTTGGTGATTGATTTTTTCTATTTGTTTTTATGCAACAGTAGGTAAATTTGTTTGGACATAATCGTGCTTTGTGGTTTACATTTGTTGCTCATTAACAGGAGTTGATATGACTGACAAAGAACTGCTAGAGCTGGCTGCTAAAGCGGCTGGAATCACTTGGATACGTGACTACAAAGATGGCCCAATGAAGGTAATGATGCCGTTTACACGAGAGTGGAACCCACTAACAGACGATGGCGATGCGCTGCGGCTGGCTGTGAAGTTGGGACTGACCGTATGTGTCTCTTTCAAATATGGCCTGACATGGGCAGACAAAGACGACAAAGGGCACGATCTTGCAAAAGCTAACCACGATGGCGACCCATACGCAGCAACCCGCCGAGCAATCGTAAGAGCAGCAGCAGAGATTGGAAAACAATGCTGACGTTAAAAGAATTTATCAATCAACAGGAGTCAATTGTGAAAGAAACATTGCAAGCAATCATGGAAGATGAGGCCAACGTGCAGTACTGTTGCTACTGCATCGAGCGCCGTGGTGAAAAGATGTCATGCTGTGGAGAGAACCACTGGATTCAGTTCAAAGACTTGGACGATGACACTCAGCTAGAAATCGTCAAGGAGATTCTTCAAGATGAATGACACCACAAGAATGTTCCCAAGAACACTAGAAGAGGCCTTTCCAGACAATGTGGAAGACATGAGGCGTTTAGAGGCTTCTCAGTGGTTTGAGCGCCACGAAAGATCATATGAAAAGTGGGCCAATATTGCTTATGCATTTGCGGCTGGTTTTTTTGTGTCAATGGTGATTTTTATTAAGTAAAGAGGTTAATCATGAATGTGTATCAAAAGCTGAATGCAGCACGTAAAGAGTTTCACTCGATGGAAATCAAGAAGTCAGGCGAGAACAAGTTCGCTGGCTACAAATACTTTGAACTGGGTGACTTCATCATCCCAGCACTGACAATATTTGAACGTCTTGGCCTTACAGGTATCGTGCGCTTCAACAAAGAAGTGGCAGAACTCGTTGTTGTCAACAATGAAAAGCCAGATGAAGTGATTGTTTTCATTAGTCCAATGTCAGAAGCAAACCTTAAGGGCTGTCATCCTGTCCAGAATCTTGGCGCTGTTGAGACTTACATTCGCCGCTACCTTTGGGTGGCAGCGCTTGAGATCGTGGAGCATGATGCGGTGGATTCATCTGAAGGCGTAGCACCTACGATTGATGTAAACATCATGGCTGATCACATCACAGCTATCAACGATGCAACTGACGAGCCATCATTGATCAAAGCCTATCAAGCAGCGTACAAAGCCTGTGGCACTGACAAAGCATGGCAGAAGAAGATCATTGGCGTTAAAGACGTGAAGAAGGCGGCACTGAAATGAGTAGCGTCAAAGCGGTAACAGAAGACATTCAGTTTAGTGTCAAGGTTGCATCATTCAGGCCGCTGCCAGCAGATCGCTTGATTGAAGAGTTCAGTAAATGGATTGAACAACAAGCTAAAGAAAAAAACTTCTTGGTATTTAGTTGCTCACTTGATGGAAAAAAACAGGAATATCCACTATGAAATCAATTGCAGAAATCCTAGTCAATGCAAAGCCAGGTGAAATAATCCGTATGACTGAAAAAGAAATCAAAGAAGTGCAATTGGTACAGATCGAGCAAGGCACAGATGCTTGGTTCCAGCAGCGTTTAGGCAAGGTGACAGCGTCTAAGGTTGCTGATATTGTTGCCAAGACTAAATCTGGCTACAGCACAAGCCGTGCTAACTACATGGCACAACTGGTTGTTGAACGGTTAACAGGAGTCAAAAGTGAAACATTTACCAATGCAGCTATGGAGTGGGGCACTCAGACTGAGCCACTTGCACGAGCCGCCTATGAGCTGAAAAACAACGTCATGGTGGACGAAGTGGCAATGATTGACCATCCAACTATTCCAATGTCAGGCGCGTCTCCAGATGGCTTGATTGGTGAAGATGGAATGATCGAGATTAAGTGCCCAAATACTGCTACCCACTTGGATACGCTTCTTTCTGGTGAGGCAGATAAGCGCTATACCTATCAGCAGCAATGGCAAATGGCTTGCACAGGTCGTAAATGGAACGAGTTTGTCAGCTTCGACCCAAGAATGCCCGATAATCTTCAACTGTTCATCAAGCGTGTTGAGCGTGACGATGAGCTAATTAAAGAACTCGAAGCTGAAGTAGTCAAATTCCTTGCTGAAGTTGACGAAAAGGTGGAGAAATTGAAATTAATCAAGGATTAAAGATGACTTTTGAAAAACGTGAAGTTCGTGACAACAGTGGCGTGTTGTTTAAAAACGACAAAAAAGTGAACGATTCGCACCCTGACTACAAGGGTTCAATCATGGTGGCAGGTGTTGAATACTGGTTGTCTTCTTGGATCAAAGAAGGCAAGAACGGTAAATTCATGGGTTTGGCTTTGATGGCAAAAGATGAGTCCCGTGCGCCAGCAAAGGCTTCAAATAGTGTTGCTGACATGGACTCAGACATACCCTTTTGATGTAAAAGTATTAAGTTTAATGTAAATAGGTGAAAGCGGATGCTATTGGATAACGCCTAGTCAAGTGATTAAGTTCATGAGATGTGGCCCCAATAGACGTAGCGATTAGCCTTCTAACAGGAGTGAATTATGAGTATCAAGAAGATTTTTCAAGACATTTTCGGCACACCAGCACACAAACTGGTACGCAAAGACGACCCAATCACCTCTTTTGAGGCTGCACAGAAGGTTGACACAACCAAGCTAGAGAAGATGGTTTATGAGGCAATTGCTTCATTTGGAGAGCAAGGCTGCATCTCTGATGACATTTTGAATATGTTCCCATTCTTCCCATACAGCAGCATCACAGCTCGTTACAAGAAACTGCACACCGCAGGTCTAATTGAAATCACTGGGGTCCGCAAGGGTCGTTCTGGTAAGTCTCAGCGTGTAATGCGAGCTGTCAAATGAAGCAGTTTTTCAAAGACGCACTTTTCACGGCATCAATGTTTGGCCCAATGGTTGTTGGCTTGGCATTAACGTATGTTGTTTTTGGCTTTGTAGCTTGGGAGTCAAACCCAAGTGATTGGACTTGGGAGTTCAGACTTGTTGCAACTATCTCTGGCATCTGCTTCGGCACTGCTCTTAGCATTCGTGTCTTTTTCCGCAGAGGAAATCTATGACAAATATCTTGAATATTGTGTTGATGCTTGGATGTGGGGTGCTGACAACAGGACTGATACTTTTGCTTCTGGCAAAGATTTGGAGTAAAGAATGAGACATAAACACCACGACTTAATCGTTTCATGGGCCAAAGGTGCAAAGATTCAACAGCGCAACCCCCAAGTGTCAGAGTTGTCTGACTGGCATCACTTTGACGGTCACTGGGGTGGAGGTGAAATGAATGGTTGGGAATACAGACTTCATGAAGATTCACCGAAGGAACTCGTTCTGCACTGCTTTATAGACGCTACAGGCTGCGAATTTACTATCAGTAAGGCCAACATACGTCTAACCTACGATGGAGTCTCTAAGAGGCTTATAAAGGCCGATGTGCTGTGACAGAGGATGAAGGTAAAAAGGCGGTCCAAGAAGCAAGGACCGCCCTTCAGATGCTGACTGGTGGAGTAATCTGCACTCCGATGGAGAGAGAGTTCTTTATCAGGGGCTACTTACTGGGTAAGGATAGCAAGAGCCTCGTTGGTATGTTTGATCCTGTCAGCAAGTCCGATTGTTCCACCATTGATCTTTTTGGTTAAAGCAGTCCAGTCACCACGGTCAGCAACCTCGTTGCAACCGTGTGTCGACCAAAACCATCCAGCAGTCATTGCAGCAAACTTTGGGGTGGCAACCAAATCTGGCTCCATCACAAAGTCTACGCCTAGTGCTTTTCCAGCATGGAAATAGTTAGCATGACCAGTAAGCTGAATACAGCCACGGCCACGGAAACGATAGCCATCACCAGAAGACTCATCGCGGTTTCCCATTCGAGATGAGTAAACCATGTTGGCAATCTTCTTGGGATTCTTCTCGTAGGCATTTGCAATCTCTTGCGTGGGAAAGCGCTTAGGCCACAGCTTCATCAAAGTGGCAGCACGGTAGTTCAAGTTCTCTTCCAAGATTCTGAAGTTGCCGCACTCATGACCACATTGACCAATGAACGCAGCTTGTTGATTAGGAGACTTGATGCCAAAGCGCTCAAACGTCTCATTCAATGCATCAACCCATTGTGGGCCAATGTGAAGTTTTGCTAGTTGCTCACTTGTTACCATTTATCGTCTCTCTTACTTGGTTGTAGGCTGCGATACAGGCGTTGAGTTCGTTGATGGCTCTGTCGCCTTCTGCTGCGAGTTGAGCAATAAGGAGGAGAGTCTCTCGCTCAGATTCGCTTGCTTGGGTGTTATTCCCACTGGCAGTGGTGGAACCTGTGGAGGCTGGTACGCAACTTGTGTTGAGGCGCATCCTGCCAGAACGAATGGCAACATCAAGATCAGTTTGCTTTTTAGTAACGACATCATTGGCTTCTTTCAATTGAGATGAAGTGTTGTTCAGGTCTTGAGCAAGTTTCTGCTCTTTCTCACGAGCCTCGCCATTCAGACGGGCTATCTCCAACTGCATCTCTTGATCTCTTTTCACATAGCCTACATGGTGGGCGTAAAAATATACAAGAGAAGCGGCAACGATAGCTCCAAGAATTATCCAAGGGTTGGGTAGACGCATCATCGTTCTCCAGCTCTTGCTGCTGCAATTTCTTCTCGCACATGGTCAGCCTCTAGGTGTTCAGGTGGAGTAGATGGAGGTGGGGGAGGAACCCAAGACTCGTCTAGTTCAGGATTGACCCATACAGGCATCGCACCTGATGGGTCACTTGGCTTTGGGAGTTGGGTGTCTCCTTTAGGTGGCTCACCAGATGAGCCTGAAGACCCACTGACAGCACGTTTAGTCATCACACCACCAATGCCTCCAACAATGAGCAACACGATGTCGTTCAACATCTTTAGGTAGCCTTGGTCAATAGGAGCCATCGACTTGATTGGCTGGACAACAAAGGTAACTGAGTACAGCATGAAGAACACAATGCCAGCAAGAATCAGGGTGACGATTCCTACGACAAATGCCCAAACACGGACTTCAATTTCCGCTGGCGTTAGAGGCTGCTGGTTGGGCTGGTTCAATTTTCTTCTCCAATACAGGGGCTACAAGGTATTCAGGACATGTTTGAGTGAATTGGCATCGAGGCTTTTGGCACTCAGGCGCATTGAATTTGTCAGGGTTTTGGCATGTATATCTGTAGTGGTCTTCACACCCCACCAGAGTCAGAAACAGGCTTATCAGGAATAGTCTTTTCATGGTTCTCTTTCAGCTCCTTCTTCAGCTTCTTTAATTGACGAATCTCATACTGCATCTCTGACTTCAGCTTCATATAGTCAACGACCACAAGAAAAGAAACTGGTAAGGCCAAAAACAACACAATTGACATAACTACTACGCCAGCGACAAACCACCTTGTATCCTCACGAGCCATCCTAGCGACAGCATGAACGCCCACATCCATAGAACCAGACCTAGTACCGTTACCGTTACTATTGCCCGATCCACTCTGTGATTGCGGAGGAGTTCGCGTTGCCACTTTGCATCTCTTTCTTTCTTACGTTTAACCTGTCTTGCAAACTCCTGCTCTTCAAGAATCAGGTCATACATCTCTAAGAAACGACTGTAAATGTCCCGAAGTTCTCTCGGCGCATAAACCATTGATTCTCTGACTTGGACTGACATGTTCTCCAACTGAAGTTCAATCTCAACCCTGTCAATCGCACTGTCTTCAATCGTTGTTGTCGTTTTACTGATCTCTTCCAACTCAAGGCAATGCGCTCTTAAATTCCTGCGAATCTCAAAGAACGTCTTTAACTGTTCACACACATCATGAATGGCACGAGTCTGGTATTCCTCGTAACTAAGCTCTGGCTCTTTTACTTTCTTCTGCGCCTTAACAGCAACAGCTTTTTCCGCAATTGCTGGCGCTTGAATGACTGGCTTCTTATCTTGTTTTCCAAAGAGTCCTGTGAGCCATCCCCAGATTCCTGTGACTTCGTTGTAGATTGCTTTTGCATCAGCTACACCGCCTTCAATCTGTTTCTTAAACTTCCCAATCTCAGCCTTTCCTTCTGACAGCATCTGACAGCCAGCGCGAATTGCACTGACTGCCGACTGAGCCATTAGGAGAAGGCTGATTGGGTCCACATTAACGTGCCATGCCTGTCATTTCAATACGAGGGATTTGCTCGTCACGCAAATATCCTCCAGTTGCAGATGGTGACAGCAAGCCAGGCAACTTCTGACGAACAGCAGGTGCAGCAGCAGGTCGTGCGCTAGTCATCAAAGCATTGAATGCAGACTGAACTGGTCGTGTATAGCCACCCAAGGCAGTACCTCCGAGGATTGTCGCCAATGCTGGATCAACAAATCCAGCTTGTACGCCATATCCACCAGCGCCAAGACCTCCAAGGCCAAGTGTTGCACTCGGAGTACCAACTGGAGCCGTACCTAATGATCGAGTGCCAGCCTCTGCAACATCTTGCATCAAAGAGTCACCACGAGCAAAGCCACCTTTTCTTGCAGTTCTCTCCATAGCTTTAGATGCAGCCTGAAGTTGTGCAGGAGTAAATTGACCAGCCTCACCAGACAGATATCCAGCAGCGCCTTCAATGCGTAGCTTCTTAGCCCATGCAGAGTTAGCAGCGTCAACAAGTGGTGCATCTGCTGGATTAATAGCTTTTACGTTCTCACGAAGAGCCATCTGAACATTTTTCAATGCATCAGCATAAAGACCATCATCACCACCTTTGATGCCGTATGTAATGATTAGCTTTCCAAGCTGAGAGTCAATTCGCTTGAAATCCATTCCAGACAGATTGCCTTTAGCCAAAGGATTGGTAATGTTTCTTTCAACATAATCACTCAAACGCTTATTGAACTCAGGAGTCAACTCTTGTTGTGCAGAGCTTAATGTTGAGCCAATCTTTTGGTAAATATCAAGAGTAGGAGCAACATTGATTTTTGGCAAAACATCATCGTATGCTTGGCTGATTTGCTGATCCATGTACTTAATTGCGTCACGACCAGCAAGACCCTTTGGAAGTGCTTTCCCAACATCAGAGAGTGCATCGTTAATCACACCAGTATTAAACTGATCAAGAGCGCGTTGTTGTGCGCCCCTTGCTGTAGCTCCAACGATTGGCAGCTTAGAGATTAAGTTTTCAACGCTTTGGACAGCACCACCAAATGCTTGTCCTGGCGTCAATTGAACACCCAAGTCTTTCATCTTACGTGCGGCATCTGTCACCGCAGGGCTAACAACGCCACCAACAAACTTGTCAATCAATGGACCAGCGGCAGCGCCAGTAAGCATTTGAGCGCCTTTTTCAGACGTAAAGTCACCAGTACGTTCAACTGGAGTCAATAAGCCACTACTAACACTACCAGCAATTGATGTCTGAGCCAAGCGTGATGCAGGAGCTGCTAGTTGAGCCGCTTTAGTGATATACATGCCTGGCATGATGCTGCCGCCGACATTACCAAGAACTCGACCAGTATTAATTGCGTCACCACCAGCCTCACGATACTGTTGTTCAGCTTGACGATTGATTTCATCAACACGTTGCGCTTCAGAGCCAAAAAACTTTGATAGTTTGTTTGGAGATGTGTAGCCAAGAGACGTAGCAGCCTCTAAGCCACGAGGCAGGAGTTGGGCTAAAGCATCAATTGGGTCACGAGCGCCACGAACGACATCAAGCATGAATGGAGATTCTTTTGCTGGCGCTTGTTGCTGCTGTTGAGCAGTAATAGGTGTAGATGCCTTCATCAAGTCTTCATAAGACATTGACGAGCCTTCTTGTGGTTGAGCAGCCTGACCAACTGGTTGGCTGTTTTTCATCAGTTGTTCATAGTCCATAGGGCCAACTACCTTTTGTACGTAATTCTGTGTTTCTTTGAATGGAGGGACATCCCCATACTTGCGAACATTGCCTGGCCCTGCGTTATATGCCGCAACAGCCAAACGAGGGTCTTCAAACTGAGACAACATCTGACCAATGTACTTAACGCCACCCTGCACGTTTTGTTGCCAGTTCTTTGGGTCAACACCCAAATCTTTGGCAGTTGCTGGCATGAGTTGCATCGGACCAAGAGCGCCTTTAGGAGACACCGCATTGATATCTCCACCGCTTTCAGCACGAACCATGTTTTGCACAAGGTCAACAGGAACGCCTTGACGCTCCGCTTCTGACCTTGCAAACGCTAGTACTTGTTCAGGTGTTGCCATTACTTAATCTTCTGGAAGAATTTGTTTGGACCAACCAAATATTGCTCTTGACCAACAGCACGGACTTGGAAGCCTGGCGGGACATTCAAAGGATTCTGACGTGCCTGTTCAACAATAGGAGCAATGCGCTCTGGAGTGAGTGCAAAGTCTTTGTAGATGCTGTAGTACTCGCCAGTAACACGATCACGACCAGTAGCCAAGCGATCCTTCAATGATGTCAGTGCTTGAATCAATTGAGCATCTGTTTGGCCTTGATCAACACTACCTTTGCTACTAGCCAAAGCCTCAAATTCTTTAACAGCAATTTGACCAAGCGATGCGTCATTTGCCTTCAAGTCTTTGAGTGTGTCAAACGCAGTTCCGTTGCGAATTGGGTCAAGCAGTTGCCTTAGGTTGTATGCAGGAGTTCCCTGAACTTTGGCAGCTTGAGCGCCAACAAGACCAGTAGTACCACGTTGTTTAGCCAATCCAATAGCTTGATCAATAGTGTTCTCAAGAAACTTAGTCTGCTCGACATAGGCATTGATGCCTTTTTCAGCAGTCGGAAAGTTTGATCGCTTGTCTACCAATGACTCAGCAGTTTTTGTTTCAGACTTTTCCATGCCTGGGCCTGGCTTAATTGGCAATCCACCAGCAATTGCTTGGGCTGTAGATGCAACCTTATAAGTTCCTGTTGCAGAGTCATAAACCTCTTGCGGCTTGGCTCCCTGCACAGCAGATTCAAGTTCAGAAACAGCTCTAGTTGCTCCAGTTCCAGCTCCAAATTCCCACTGACCAGTATTTGGGTTGTATTGACGTGTCATTCCAGACTTGTCAGACAGCGGGACTGTTCCAGTAACACGTCCACCAGCAGTGGTAAATGCGCCAATCTCAGGACGGAACTGAGGTGTCATTGCTTTCAAGTTCTCAACAATTCGAGATTGAGCAGCATTCCCAGACATGCCAAGAGAAGCTTTTAAAGCGGCATCAACATCAACAGGGCGTGACTGCAATTGCTGAGATAGGCCAACACCTTGATTTGATAAACCAAAATCAGAAGCCACAGAACGAGCAGTAGCTTCACGAGCGTTAGCGTCTGTTGCAGTAGGAATAAATTGACTGCGGAATTGGTTCAATTGATCCTGCTCTTCACGAGCTTTCTGCAATGTCAGTTGACGCTGTTGTGATGTCACATACTGGTTAGGTACATCGATAGCAGAGCGGAATGCCATAGATGGATCACCACCTAGCAATGAGCCAACAATGAACTGCTTCGTAGCTTGCTTTTGCAATTCGTCACGAGTTGCCTCTGGCATATCTGCCAGTCCAGCTTCAGATAAAAGACCGAGATTAAATGGCATATTTTTTCCTTAGAGAATGCCGCCAGTGACTTTACTGAGCAAACCAAGTGAACCTTGATTGCTACTGCCAGAAGATGTACCTTGAGAGGTGCTAATCATTCCAGAGCCGCCACCAACATTAAGACCCAACACTTGGTTAATGATGTTTTGTTGCTCAAGTGGCAAGTTACGGATTGCATCCAACTCTGCTTGAGTAAATGCTTGTTGCTTCTCTCCGACTCCAGCCAACTGTTCGCCAGCTTGGAAGCCCAAGTTTTGAGCAGTAGTGCCAAGATTTGCAAGGGTTGTACCTTTTGTAAGGTCAATTCCAGCAGCTTGAGCAGCAGTTTGAGTAGCAGCATCATATGCACCACTACGCAGTTTGGCAGCTTCAGAAGCCATTGCACGAGCATATGGGTCAACAACAGCGGCCTCTTGGATGCCACGGCGTGTATTGCCAAAAGCATTTGCAGCAGCAACTTTAGATTGATTTTCGTTTAAGGCAATATCACGCTGACGACCAATATCAGACAAGGCTGTATCCACCACGTTTTGAGTGTATGGATTAAGGAATGTGCTAATGCTTTGAGGATTAAGGCCGGCACCAGAAACAGACGCAGCTCCTTGGTTAACCAAAGCCATGCCAGGCTGGTCTGTCGCTAATTTGCGTGTAATTCCAAACCCTGTCTCTTGGTCAGGTGTAAAGCCAGCAAACTCACGAGCTTTTAGGTTCTCCGCGACACCAGTGCCACGGGCAGCATTAGCCATGAATTTCTCTTTGAACGCAGGGTCCAAATAGCCAGAAGAGCTTTGCTGGCTTTGTTGTTGTGACGTTCCACCACTCATATTAAATCTCCAATGAAAGCCAATAGTGTGTTGGCTTACAGTTAATTAAACGGGTTAAGACCTTTTCCCAACCTCGTCTTCCAGTTAATGTGACTTTTGCACAACCTTCTTCTTTGGCTCTTTTAATAACAAATGGCATGATTTCTTTTAGTTCATCCATATTGCCAGCGCCAAGAAAGACGTGCATATGTTTAGCGCGAGGGAATTGCAGCACCTCGGTTACGAGAACACTCTCGTTGGTGGGCCATAACAGCATGTAGTCTTTATGAAGAGCCATTGCGACATCTTCAAGATTATGCGTCCCACCGCTGTATTCTAAGGCATCAAGCAGCAGATTCTCGTGCTTTTCGAAGTACGGAACCCACCACTTTTCTTTGCCTTGTTCATCAACAAATTGACTGTAATCCAATTAACGTCCACCCGCTGGTTTTGCATTCAACCGAGGAGTTCCTACTCGCCAGTCTTTTGATTCAGTGCCTGTGTACTTAACTTCGACTTGACGGGCTGTAAAGCGCACATCAGTCTTCTGAGCGGCAGTATACGGGCCATGAGTGGTTGATTCACCTGTTGGGTATGGCTTAGATGTAAACGATACAACAACGTCGCCAAGAGTCTTCTCGTCAGGAACAATCTCACTGACAGACATTACTTGGTCACCATTACCCAACTCAATAGGTCCAGATTTTGCGAATGGTACGTTTTGAGACACATCCAACAAACCAGTTTCATGCTGATAGATATATCCATTAGATGTAACCATCAGTGGAAATGTGAACACTCCACGGTCAGTTCCAGCAGTACGAGCCAAATTACCAATAGCCCAATGGCCTTCACGGTAGTTATACGACACATATGAATCAATCTCTGTTGAGTTAGCGCTTGGGTAGTACCACCAAATTTCACCAAATGCAGAGTTGTGGACAGCGTAAATCTTTGAGTCCTGAGCATAGTTGATGTTGTTCAACACATAGTCTGAAACATCACATTGCAAAGGCTTTACGAAGCCGTCATAAGTCCAAAAGCCAGAGCGAGACAGCCATACGCAAGAGTTATCAGTAGCTGCAACAGCCTGTTTTGAGATGATGCCGCAACCAGTACCAATACGATCAAACTGGTAAACAAATGGCGCTCCAACATATGTAGCGATGTGTGCATCAACGTCAGTAAAGATGATTGTCAAACCACGAACACGCTTGCCACACATAAGTGAACCAGAAGTTGTCAGGGAAAATGCGCCAGCTTGGTTGCTCTCAGCGGCAGTCCATACAGTGTTGTTTTCTTGGTCGCACCAAGCAATCTTACGTTTATCACCGCCAGCTCCAAGAGCCATGATTGCACGTTCAGCAGTCACAACAATGCCAGCGCAGTTTATTGGAGCGTTTGTAACGACAGCAGCATCAGAGCCTGTACTCAGCGTCCATTCATAAATCTTGCCATCAGTATTTGCACATGCAAGCAAGTTCTGACCCCATGTGTCAAGACTCCATGTTGTTGCTTGAGTAATAGCTCCAATGTCAGGACGAGACACGCCATAGTTATATAGGCCATAACCAAGATAGCCATATCCTAATTTAGCCTCTCCACCAATAGTTCCAGAAGCATAACCAGAAGGTGTAATGTCAGTTACAGCACCAGTCTCAAACACAACGTACAAGTTACTGTGTGTTCCAACAGCAATCCATCGGTCATTAGAGTTATCGCGCCATGTCAACAGGCCACGAGGAGCGCCACTCAATTGTGTTGAAGAATGAAGTTGCCATCCGCCAACAGGTCGAAGAGTTCCTTCATACCAGCGAACTAAATTTGAATCATAGAAGCGACCAGAGGCTTGGTACTCAGTACCGTTGCGATAAACGCCTGGTGGGATTTTCAGTGGAATGAGTGCCATGATGTTTTCTTATGGAGGTGTTGGCAATGTCTTCGGAATTGGAGCTACGTAGTTCACAGCAAGAACAGCCGAAGGAATGCCAGTGTGAGGAGATGTAGCTGCTGTTTGCTCAAGCGTCAATCCTGTTGAGTCTCCAGCCCATCGCAACTTGATATATGAACCAGATGAAACATCAATACTGAAGTTCCAATTGATAGACATATGCTGATCTGCACCAGACAATGTGTTTTGCCTTGTTGTATATCCAATGTCAGTTCCATCACGGTTAATCATCAGATAAATCTGTTTTGCAGATGCGCTGTTTGATTTTGCTTGTCCAGAAAATTGGAAGTTGTAAACGCCTCCAATAGCGCAAGTAATCTTTGTTGAGTCAACAACAGTGATGGAATTTGATAAATACGTTTGATTAAACGTTACATCATACTTAGTGTTTGTTGCAGCAAGAGTTTGATCTTCCGTGCTGAAAAACAAGCCATTTGGCGCATCAATGTATCTAGCGCCAGCAGGACCAAACAAAGCCTGAAGATTGCCAAGAAGACGAATAAAGAAGGTTCGCAGACTACCATTGAACTGGTTAAAGTACACAGGCGTATATGCTTGACTTGGGGATGGCAAGTCAGGCAATGCTGGTACTTCTAACTGTTTCTGAATGGTACTCATTTATCTGCTTTATTGTCTAGCTTGTCAAAAATCTGATTCAGAATTTGCTTTACTTCCTTGATGTCATTGCGGTAATCATCCTTCTGCACATAGTCGTGAGGAAGTGTTCTTAACTCGTCTTCAAGACGTTGGATTTGACGAGTCAAGTTATTCATTACATAAATTGCCAAGAAGCCAGCAATGCTGACTACTAGGTTGAATAACTGTTGGTTATCCATTATGCAGTCCGTTTCCAAACATAGGCCACCACGTATGGTTGCAAGTTTGCATTTGTTGCAGATGAACCAGTAGATGAAACTGTAATATTGGCAGTTCCAGAATCAGTTGTACCAGAGCCTGTAATAGAGTATGAAGAAGTACCACCAAGGTAGCCTCCACTAACAACAGCTCGTGGGTATGTGTGAGTGTGGCCTGAGTCAGTTGCAGTGTGGGTGTGGCTAACAACAATCGCATCTTTGCTACCACCAGTTTCACCAACGGTATCAAATGATGCATCAGAAGCATCAAGACCAACAATTACACGACCAGCAATTGCTACCCAAGTTCCAAATCCAAGAAGTGTTGCAGGATTAGTGCTAACAGAGATGTTTGTGTAGATTGTTCCTACTGGATACAACGCTTCTTTTGCAGCGGCAATTGCAGTTGTAACAAATGCAGTTGTTGACAACTTTGTTGTGCTGTCGCCAGATGATTGAGTTGGAGCAGTAGCCGTGCCAGATACTGTCAAAGTACCAGCAACAGCTAAAGTCTTTCCAGAGCCAACATTTAAACCAGTTGATGTGCCTGTGCCATCAGACTTAAAGAAGCCATCCAAAGTGTCAAAGTTTGTGTTTAACTTTGTGCCCCAACTGTCGGCTGATGCGCCTGGCTCTGGTTTCGTTAACGCTAGGTTTGTTGTTGTTGAATCTGCCATGATTAGCCTTTAATGTGTTGTTCGTGTCCAGATTTCTGAATTATCAGCAACCTGTGTCCAAATCTCAGAATTGTCTGAAATAGGTGTCCATGATTCAGACGTGTCAGTTTGGACCGTCCAAGTTTCTGAAGTGTCGCCAATGGCAGACCATGATTCAGCAACATCATCTTCATTTTCCCACTTCTTACGAATTAGCGCAATCACAGAAGACTGGCAAACAAAAGTAATAGATGGCTGAGTGATATAGATTGCTGACGATGTGAACTGACTCTCAGCAGCAATTACTGCCTGAGTCTGCAAAATAACTGATGAAGTTGCAGTGATTGCAGATGCAGAGTCAAGTTGAGCTTGACCAATTGCGTACCTGATTGGCAGAGCCGTGACTTTACTGACACCAACAACAGTAGCTCCACCAAAAGCATATCTGATGGCATAGCAGCTTGCAGCACTCTCAGATGCTACGGTTGCCGAGCCTACAGCGTATCGCAAGGCAGCAGAGCTGAATGCGCTTGCGTCTGCCATAACAGCAGAAGCAATACAAGTCCTAGTTGCCAGTGCGGTTGCTGATGACTCGCCAACAATGGTTGCGCCACCAAAAGCATATCTGATTGAGTAGCAGCTCAGTGCGCTGGTGGATGCTACGGTAGCAGCACAGAAAGCATACCTTGTGGCTGCGGCAGTTAAAGCACTAGAAGCAGCAATCGTGACTGATTCAGAGTAAACAGCACCTGCTGTACTCGAAAAAGGTGCTGCTGAAAATGCTGTAATGCCAAACATGATGCGATTTTACTCGTCTGCTGGCTCTGGCGTGTTGCCTAATTTGCGTTTCATGTGTGCAATCCTCATCTTTTCTAGTGTTTCTGGACTATGTTTGCGACCAGCCATGTGATTTAGTGCGCCACGCTGTGCATCGCCAATACGCCGCCTTGTTTCTTCAGTCATTATGTGACCAAGACGACCATTGCTTTTTCCTCGCTTTGCAGCAGATACGTTGGATTTCCATTTGTCAGATAGCTTTCTGCCAATTTGTGACTGTCGCACTTTTTCAATGTGTTCAGCGGACAGCTTCTTGCCTAGCTTTGCTTGGCGTTGTTTCTCTCTGGTTTCAGCAGAGACTTGTCGCTCACTCCTGCGCTTAGATACATCTTGGCTCAAAAGTTTAATGGTTCTGCCAGTTAATCGGTAGCCGTACCTTTTAATTCCGTTCATGTAATCAAACGCAATAGCCATTTTCCCACCGTAAGCCTTCCACAGCATCCAGTGTGCAATGTAGTGCTGACGCAAGGTTAAACAAATAATGTTAGACGCATCATCGCCACCTCCCATGCTTCTAGGCACAATGTGGTGTTTTTCAAAATAGCCATCAATGCGCTGATTTTTCAACGCGTCGATAAACTTTTTGTAGCGATTAAGATGATGGTTGTTCATTTTGCTGAATAGGCTCATCATGAGGCAAAGGAGTATTACCTTCACTCAACCAAACAAGATAACGCTGGTAGCAAGTGTTGGCGGGGTCGAAGGGGATGAAGGCGTTGTCGGATAAACGCTTAACAGTGGATGGTTCAAATAAAAGTTTATACATTTATAGCTCCGAAGTGGCATACGTTACTGTTTGGCGGTATGCAGTTGTTGAGGCCGTGACGTTTACATAATATGAATAACCATTAACGGAAATAAAAACAGTGTTATCTGAGTTTGTCCCGTTTGCCGAAAGGTTGGTCCCAAACGTAATAGTTGGCGCAATACGCATAGGCACAGGGAACCCAATGTAATTTCCTTCTGGTACGTTGCCGCCAAAACCGTAATAGCCATACATTTGAGAGTTGCCGGTCCAATAATATCGCTGACACAAAGCCAACTCAGTACCATACGGGCGATAGTCAAAGCTCGTTGCTGTTGAGCCTTTTTCTAGTTGAACGCCTGTGATGTAGAAGGTGGCTCCGTTTGTTCCGACTACGCTTGTTGCGCCTGTGGCAGATGGATAGTTTGCTCCCGCCCAAGCGCCAGCAGTACCTGAAATAGTAGCGCCTACACCCAAGCCAAAAGTCAAATAAATGCCTACGCCATTTGTTGTCAGCCAAGTGCCTGAAGTATCGCCAGCAATCGTGATGGTTTTTTGCTCAAACGTATTGGCACTGTTGATTGTGTATGTGAATGGATACGAACGATTAGACGCACTGTTGCGTAAGCTGCCTCCAAAAGTTCCTGTCAAACTTGAACGTACCCAAAAAGACAGAGTCACAGATGCTGCGTTTGCTGTACCCCAATTCAAATCCGATACGTTCAAGCCTTCAATAGCTTGAATCAAATCAAACTGTTCTGATGCGCCAACGGTGTACGCAGACGATGAAGTGAATAATAGTGATGTTGAAAAACCAACAGGCGCTGTTGAAGATTGCTGTCCAGTTCCTTTACTTGACTGAGACATATTCCATTTAAAGCGATCAACAGAATATGTACCATCATTTGCAGTAATACTAGCCCCCGCATTACGCTGGTCAATCATCATTGCACCATTGATGATGCGGTTCTTGAATGAAGGATAGCCAGCAGAGGCTTGAATCGTATTATCTGGGTAAGTTACCCCAGAAGACCCTGAAATAGTTACAGCCATTTATTAGACCTCCAAGGCACGAAGTTCAGCAGTAGAAGTGCAGCCGTCGACCAAGGTAGTCACATCACGCAAACGCTGCTTCTCAGCCACGATTGCAGTGGTGTCAGCATTGGCTTCAATGGCTCGCATATACAACACATCCTGTGCAGCCAACAAAGGCTCACGCTCGGTGCGTAGACGGGCTTTAGTGATTTCCTTGGCCTTGTTTAAGTTCACAGTCACAACACCGTTAGCTAGTTCCCATGCGTTGAAGAAGTCGTTGTCTGCTTGGGGCAATTCACTATCTTGAACGATGATTGAGTGGCTAGGGGTGTCCTTAGCTTTGACAGCTTGAATGTCGAGTTCGCCTGTGGGGATGCAGACGCTTACTCCGCCGTTTGAGTTAGAGAAAATAATAACTTGCATGATAATTCCTTGAAATTAGTTACCAAAAAAGGCTATGTTTACATACGTAAGGTCTGCCAAGCTGAAGGCTGTTGATGTTACAGCCACCCTTGCAGAAGTAGTAGAACCCCATGTTGTATAAGGGAATACAAAACCTGATGCAGTTCCTGGAGTTGAACCAACACCAGAGATAACATAGTTAGCATCGCTCATAGCAGTAGAAAAGTTAATCGTGTAGTCACCAGTACCGTTATCAGTAATACTCGATACGTTGTAGCTTGAACGGATAGCCACTGTGCCAGTGCCGTTAAAGTTCACCCAAGCCAAAGCATTGGTGGTTTTGCCAGCGCTCTGAATTTTAATAACACCAGAGCCATCAGCAGTCTGTACTAAACCGTTTGTAGGCGACGCGTTGATTATGACAGCCAATTTAAACCCCTTTTACGCCGTGATTGGCATAAGTTCCGTGGACCATCTCACGCAATAGACAAGCAAATTCGTAAGCGTCTTCTGCTGTTTTGAATCCTGTCTTTCTGTATTGTTTGCCTTTTGCAGCGACAGAAACAACCCATCGGCTAAAAGTCTTATCCCAAAACACGCCTTTTAAACCAGACTTGCTGTTTGACTGTACGGTCTTATTCATCATGTTTTCTGTTTGACCACATTCACGCAGATTATCAATTGAAAAGTTAGCCTTGTCGCCATCAATGTGGTCTAGTTGCTTAGGCTCATAGCCGTGAGACAAGATGAACACTAGACGGTGAACCAAACGAGCGTTGCCAGCATAGCGAATCATTGGATAACCAGCAGCGTTTTTACAAATCTTTGTTTCACGGGTCTTGTCTTTCCATGACAAATTCTTGCCATCAAAGTCAAACCACTCTTTCAACGATTCTTGTGTTAATAGTTGTGTTGTCATGTTGTCCTCTTAACGGAAAATTTGCACACTTACTGTTGGGCAATCAGAAACATAACCCGAAGATGTTGAAGCACCAGAACCACCAGTAATGATTTTTAATTGTGTAGTACTTCTTAGAGCGCCTATTGCGCTTGTAGGTTCACTAACAACCATCAACCTATCACTACCAGAAGTCGGCTGTGTACTTCCAGAAAAACTGTAATTTGCATCAGGTAATGCAGTTGTGAAATTAATAGTGTAATTACCTGTACCATTATCAGTAATACTTGACACATTAAATGAAGCATTGATAGCAACAGTACCTGTACCGTTGAAGTTCACCCAAGCACGACACAGCGTACCCGTCTGAGTACCGTTGCCATCATTAAACTGTGGTGGAGTGCCAGCCGTTGAAGACTGAATTGTGTCAATGTTTACTTTTCCGTATGCCATATTTAGTATTAAACCTTAAACAATAGTCCATACTGAGCCTGAAGGAATAGAAACCGTCACGCCGCTAGAAATAGTCACTGGGCCGGCAGAGATTGCATTGTTTCCAGTAGTCACAGTTACGTTTTCTGTGATGGTTGCAGAGTTCTCAATCACACCCTTGCCACCAATGACAGCACGTTCAGCAGGGTAAGTGACAAACACATCTTTGCTCCCAGAGCCAAAGTTTACTAATGAGCCTGAGTTGCTGGACTCAAGCACAGTGTCACGCGACAGCGTTGTGCCTGATGATGTGTATGTGCCAATGCCGACTTCCCACGCTCCAGCAGCAGAGTCAACAATCGTGTAAAACGTGGTGTTACCGTTTCCAATAACAGAAAACGACTGGAAACCAGTCGCCGCACCTGCAAGGGTGAAAGTACCAGTACCAGTCGTAGTGGAAGTTTCTTTGACCCTATCTTTAAGCACCAAGGCCATGATGAAACCTCTTTAAGTCAGTGTGATGTCTAAGTCGCCAGCAGGGATTCGCAAGATGTCGCCATCGTTGATGGTTCGGCTTGTAGTCAATGCTGCCCAACCAAGCATATTGCCTGATGTAGAAGCGTCAAAGATTGCAACGTGGGTAATAGTTCCCCAATTGCCACCAGAAGCAGCAGCAAACTCGATTGCAGCAGAGTTGGTGCAGTTGGTAGGGGAAGTGCCAGAAATGCTCATAGTGCCTGTTGCAACACGAGCGTAGGCATTGCCTGTTACTTCAGTGCCGCCACCAGTGTCTGATGGAGCTGCTGTGAACAAACCAACGTACCAAGCTGTTGGACGGATAGCAGCGCTACCAGTAAACAACCAAGTCAACACGAGGTTTTCTGTGTAATCGGTAAAGGATGACATGTTTTATCCTAAAGAACGGGCGCGAACAACTGGTGTAGTTGCCACAGAAGCCCTTTGATCTGCAACAACAATATCGTCCATTGCGGCAGTATAGAACTGGCCCCAAGTGGCGATACGCTCATCATCACGCAAGTACGGTGCGGCTTGAATCAATGCGCCGTACAAGTACAAGTCTGGTGCATATGTGAGAAGCCAGTTGCTTGTTGTTGAATCACTTAATGGATCAATCTTAGCATAGTAGGTCAATTCTCCCGTGTAACTTGCGTCAGGAGATGGCACTACTTCAAACTGAGTTCCAATGACACCAAACAAAGCAGGTTTGCCAGAAGCAATATAGGTACTCGCACGTTGAGAGTCCAAATATTCACCAGTGGCAAAGTCGACTGTTGTGATCGGGTTTGTGTTCAAGATCAGCTTTTTGGCTTCAAGGAAGTCGGCTGGCATAGCAAAGTACTGAGTATCAATAGTTGCTGTGGCGCGTTTAACCATCTGACGAGTGCGAAGAACACGATTGAACTTCGCCTCTGACAGAGAGATAAATGTAGGAATGACCGAAGTCAGGTCACTCCTGTTCAAGAAGTCAGCAATGCCAGACTTCAGGTTTGAATACGAATCAATCGCCATTCTCTACATCCCTACATGCATTGGCATGTTCATGTTTGTACTCAAACGAACCAATGTGCATCACTTCTTTAGACACATCTTGGTCCACAAATGTTGGGTAACCGTTTTCTAATGCTCGGCGGCAGAACCAAACATCTTCACCGATGTAGTCTTTTACTGATGGAACCCAAGGAATAGCAAACCAAGGCAGCTCCATTCCTTCATAGACCTCACGCTTTACCAGCATGACACCCATACCGCAGTAATCGACCTCTACCAGACCTGTTGAGTCTGCTTCAGTGTAGACACGCTTAATCTCTGTCGCCTCTTCATCTGGCGTGTTCTTACGGACTGCAATCGGCTCTGTTGGGAAGCGGCGTTTTGCATAGTTCGCACAAACAATACCTTCATCGTGTGCCAAAAGACGTTTCAACACATCCTTTGGAAAACGCATATCACTATCAAGCCACAGAGTATGGGTACAACCCGCCTCAATAGCTCCTCTAGCCAAGTCTTGACGCTGCGCTGAAAGCAGAGTGCCTGAGCTTGTATAGAGAACAATCTTATCTTTTGTAGTGCCTACATGAAACCCAACGAGTCGGGCCAGATCGTAAGCAAAACCTGAATTAACAAAATCCCTAGTGGGAATTAACAAACCAATGACATTTGACATTAAACATTTCCTGGGCGAGTGCGAAAGGCGCGATTATTCGCATCGTTCAACCAGCGCTTCATAAACGCTTGATCTTCCAATTTACCTTCAGCCTTCAATTGATAATAGATTTCCATTGGGATGGAAGCCACATGGTGCATGTCTCCGTTCCAACCAGCTCGTTCATCAAATTGATTGAATCGTGCTTTGTTGTCTTCAACAATTCCAGATGCATCAATCACGTTTTCAATGATTGCTTCATCCTTGGCAGCATCATAGTGCCAAATCTTCTTGGTTCCCGTAATCGGGTCGTAATCAAAGAGTCTTTTGTCCATAAATTAACCTAAAAAAGGAGAGAAGGTTTCCCCTCTCCCCTTAGTTTGCATTACTGCAAGACGCTGTTCAAGTCAGCAACCACGCCGTGGGCTTTCTCAGTGTTGACCTTCAGGCCCCACTCAACCAACAGCATGCGCTTCTCTGCGTCACCAGTCTTAGCCAATTCCACGGTTTGGAATGGACGCAGGTAGGCAACAGATGCGTATTGTGGATCGATCACAAACACGTCACGCTCACGTTGGAAGCGGTTGGGAACGATAGTCACGTTACCAAAGTCGCTCACGTAGATGTCAGCAGCACCGATGATGGTGGAAGGCTTTGCACCAGTAGCGTTGAAACGCTGAGATGCGATACCAGCCATTTTCGACAGGTTTTGCTTGTTAACTGGACCAGCCATGACCATAGAAGCGTTGCCGCCTTCGGTCCACACTTGTTGGATAACGTCCTTCAGCAAAGTCTCGCTGAACGAACGCAAGTCACCAGCAGTAGCGTCTGTACGACCAGCAGTAGGTGTGGTTGTGTACGAAGGATCGCCACCGCCAGTACCTTTGTTGGTGTTGCTCTTCAAGAAGGCCAACAATGCGCCAGTTGCACGGGCAGCAGAAGTTGAACCAGCAGAAGCGGCTTGGTTAGCCAAGATTGTGGCTTCCATGTCGCGCTTGAGTTCAGCAGACTTCTTAGCCATTTGATAGCTCAATTCGCTACGGCGACCAGCTTTGTCAACAGTCTCCAAAGTGCCAGAGATGATCACGTCTTTACGGCTGATCTGGGTGTAGTTGCCCAAACGAACAGTAGGAGTTGCAGCGGTGAAGCTGGTGATGTCATCGCCTTCGATTTGGGCGTTGGTAGTCACAGCAGCAGCGAGTTCGTCAGTTTGCCACTCGAAATAAGTGTTCTTGACGTTTTCGCGGCCCACGTTAGACATGAATGGAGTCTCTTCAGGACTGATCTGGTAGATCACATTGGAGAGGTCTTCACGAACGCCTTTAGCGTCAAAGCGGGTATATGTATTGGTTACGGCAGCCATTTTGGTTCCTTAGATAAATTTGTCGAAAAGTGCGGCAGCGTCTTTAACGCTACCAGTTTGTGCAAGACGGGTTTGTGCGCGAGCTTTATCTGAAGACTTGGATGAAACTGAGCCAGAGTGACCAGGGGACAACAACTTAGGAGCCTTCTTAATCTTCGATTGAAGTTCAGGTTTTTTGCTCATCAACTGGTCGTATTTCATCGCCTTGTACAAAGCAACTACTGCACGGCTGTCGGTGACCTGATCCAATTCGGTATCAGAGAATCCTAATTCTTTGCCATATTCAAGAACACTTGTGCGCTCTGCTTTTGCCTTTTCTGGAGACTTCCATTCTGGGATTTTCTCCAGAAGTTTGTCTCGCTCGGCAACCAACATAGCTTGCAAATGCTTTTGAGTTTCCTGCTGGCGCAAGGCATTAACACGAGCTTCTTCCTGATTGATAGCTTGCATCTGCTGTTGACGGCGCTGGAAATGCGTCCATTGACGGGCGTATTCCACTGGGTCTTGAGCTTCTAAAGCATTCCAGTCAGGTTCAGCAGGTTCAAATTCCTGCACCTTCTGTTTTAATTGTCCAAGAACTTGAGCATATTGCTCACGCTCTGCTAGTACTTGCTGAAACTCAGACTCCACCTGACGGCGCTCTTCTGCCAGTTTCTGCGTTTTCCTAGTGTAGTCAGCTTCGCGTTGGTAGCCTCGGATTAGCTCTTCCTTGTCAACCTCAAGCTCCTTGCCATCAACTTTGACGACAAACTTGGATTCAACAGGCTCTTCCTCTTCGGTTTCCTCTTCTTCACCTTCTACGTCTTCTGAATCTTCCTCTGTTTCGTCTTGCGGCTCCGCAGATTCCAAATCATCAGACTCTACTTCTTGAGTTTCCTCATCAGTAGTTTGCGCCTCTGCACCAGTGTCAACAGCCTCTTCGGTGTCTAGCATGGAAGCAAAACTTTGCGCTGCATCATTCACACTCATCCCGATTGCTTGTGCGTTATCGGACATATTCACCTCTTAGTTAAAAATCATTTTGCCATTGGTGGACGACCACGGCGCTTAACAAGCTGAACTTCAGCCATCTTGCCAGTATCGTAAACAGACCGCAACTTCGTTTTCAGAATGTCCACGGTCTTCAGGATTAAGTACGCTTTTTCACGGACATCTTCCTCTAGGAGGTTGGATGCACGGATTTCACGGAAGCAATCCTCTTCAATCTTTTTGAGCATCTCATTGAGAAGCTCGTCTTCGAGAAGCAGCTTGGCACGATCACCGCGCTGCAAATTAATCTCTAATTCGTCCATTTAGAACCCTTGTTGTGGGACTGCTGGTTCTTGCTGGAACTGAGGTTGTTGGGCTTGCGCCTGTTGCTCTTGCACCGCTTGCATGTACGCCTGTTGTTGACGGTCTTGTTCAGCAATTACTGCTTGATCCTGTTGATATTGAACTTCACGGTTTTTATTCATCGCAGCATTAATTTCTGCCGTTTGAATTTGTGTATTGTATTTCAATTCCATTTCGTAACGGCGCAAGAGTCCATCCTGCTCAATACGGTCACGCTCACGGTCATCAGCACGAATCATTTCATCGCGCTTCAACTCAAGTTCAGCAGCCTTCTTCTGGATGTCTGCTTGGATAGACTGGGCTTGCACTTCAGCCAACATCTCTTCTGGGGTCTTCTTTGGAGGTTGCTCAGGCAACTTAAAGTCAGATGGGAGTTGAGTAAAGTAGTTCTGGCTGTCTTTGATGCCAGACATTTCCAGCATCTTGGTCAGTGTGTTGGTGTACTGTGGCAAAGAAACAACAGGGTTATTGAATCCACCTGTCTTCATGATTTCTTCTTGACGTGCAGCAACCATGCCCAAGATATTCACACGGTCTTGAATAGTGCCATCGCCAACGCCTACGTTGACAACCAAGTCCATGTTGGCATCCCAAGAGCGTGGGTCAATCGGAACAAACTTGTTGTTCAAACGAACCATGCGCTCACGGTCTTGATTTTCAACAACGAGCTTCAAGATGCCGCTAAACAGCTTACGCAGACCAGTTTCAGCAAAGATACGGGCGATCATCTCAATGTGCTGGTGGGCAGCATTGACGGTGGCGCTTACAGCCGCCTTCGTGGTCGATTGCAAAGCATCAGCATCAAGGCCAGAAGCAGCTTTAGAGATACCTGTACGGTTTTGCTTAACGTCATCCATGTACTCCAACATTGGGAAAGCGGCTTGCCCAACAAATGGGATGTTGAACGGTTGGACCATGCCAGGCGCTCTCATGCGGATAATTGCACCAACTTCAGTGTTCAACACGTCTTCGATGTTTGCCTGACCCTCAACCACAGCAGTGCGTGGGTGGATAGACTGGCTCAAAGAGTCCAACATGCCGCGCTGGATGTTTGATTTGATGCGCTGGATGTCCATAGTGACATCGGCAGGGCATTGACCAAAGAATGTGTGTGGCTCTGGATCAGGACAGAAGTCAGCAAACTGACGCTCGTCAACAATCTCGTTGTGAACCACTTTGTGCGAACTACCAATGGTGCAAATCTTACGCAGTTCAGCAATACCGTCACCATCAAAGTCGACCTTTACATAAGATTCGATATAAAGTACGTGCTTTGTAGTTGGATCAGGATTAGTAGAGCCACGAACGATAGCCAGTGGGTTACGGGCTTGGTATTCTTGGTTTGTGTCGAACTCATAGCCGTCACCAGCCACTTCAGACACGTCATCGTACTCATAGCCCATAGCCACGAGTTCAGATACTGTCTTCATTGAACGGTGTCCAACAAATGTAGCGTCATCAATAGACTTAGCACGGCGATCGATCAAAAACTCTTCTGGTGGAAGTGCTTCAATCTTGACTTTGCCAGACTTAGTACGGCGCTTGATCTCAACGTCATACTGCATGGGTGGCGGCATCATGATGCCCATTGCCTCGTTCATTTGAGGAGGCATCCCGAGTATGGGATATTCACGGACCGCCGAAATCTCAACTTCTGGGTCTTGTGTCAACAACAACATGCTGTTTTCATCAAGGCCAGTGAAGTGTTCTGCTTTGACAGTGACAGACTCGTCCCACCAGTACTTAACGATACCAACCTTGCGGATCAGTGCGTCTTTAAATACAGAATGGAGAATCTTGAAGCCATTGTTGTCACGCTTAAAGATGAAGTCGCAATAGTCCGTAGCTTGGCTGGCAGAGGCCACATCTTCTGGACCTTGAGGGGCAAACTCAACAACACGGTCAGGACCAAAGAAGATACGCATCAGGCTTGGCAACATGCCTTGCACTGTATCGTGGACATCCATCGATACAACTTGCGATCGACCCTCTTCTTCGTCACCAAATGGTTGACCAAGATAATACTCAGTTGCTTGTGCGCGAAGACCACCAATGTCCTCATCGATAAACGTCACAGCGTCAGTGATTTCAGAGCTGACAATGCCTTGAAGTTCTTCCTCGGTCATGATGTCTTCTTCAGCTACTTCTGCCTCACGCTTGAGCATTTCTGCCATCAATAGAGGGTCTTTGGTTTCTTCTTCGTACATAGTATTCCTAGTTATCGCAACAAGCCAATTTTTTGACGAGCAAGAATTTCTTGGATGCCGCCATTTTGATATGGCACAGATGGCATCGCATAGGATGGCATTTGTTGCATTTGTGTGTTTGGCAGTTGTAATGCTGATGCGTATGCATCGTTTTGCTTTTTGTCGCCTAAAAGTGTAGGGGCAATTGCACGGCCCATATCTGCTGCTGACTTGTCGCTAGACATAGTGTCATACATCTTCAACTCTGGGGTTGACTTTGCCATACTCATAGCGGCATCGCCAAAGTTGCCTTGCTGGATATTGCTAATGGCGTTGTTGCCAGAAAGAAAGTTGTCTTTCATGACATTGCCGGCTTCCTGCTTTGCCATCTCAGTAGCCATGTCTGTTAGGAATGCGAGTAGTCCTTCACCCATGATTACTTCATTTTCTTTTTAGGCACCTTTGCCTCGCTCAAAGCGATAGCAATAGCTTGTTTTGGATTCTTGACGACAGGACCACCTTTGCCAGAATGCAAAGACTTATCCTTATATTCGCCCATCACAGACGCAATTTTCTTGGCGGCTTTTGTGTATTTCATATGGTTCCTTACCACTTAACGCGGTTACTCCAGTATGCTGCGCTCATTTTACCCTTGGCAATGTTCTGAGCGTGACGAGCCTTAAATGCTTCGTTTCTCTTTGAGCCATCAGGACTACCAGATACGCCTTGTTGACCAAAGCGAATTAACTTAACTTCATCACCAGACTTAGCCAGCACTGCATGGCTTTTCTTTGGATGATTAGGGGTCTTCTTTGGCTTGTTGTAGCCAGAGAACTGTTCAGCACCGCGTTTGATCATTTCTTTTTAGCAGTCTTAGCTGCTTGTTTGAAATCTTTGGCAGTTGGCGCACCTTTGGAGCCAACAGGACGCATCTTCTCTTTTGAGCCGGCTTTAATGCGCTCTTGTTTTGCGTTGATGTTTGCGTACAAACCTTTTTTCATACCAGCCCTTCAATAGAAGATGTCGATATCCAATCGTATCTCAATAGTGAAAACTAATCAAACGATGCCACGGATGCTTCTTTTTAAAGCACTTCCCCAAGATTGCTTAAATCCATAGCTTGCGATACCAGCATCAGAAGCAAAAGTTAACACAAAAGCATCAGCCATGTCAGGTGATTTAAGTCCACGGCGGCGAATATCGTCTTTGGATTCGATTTTCATCTTGCCGCTACTGTTGAATGAGTAACGTACTGTTGCCAGTTCAGCGATTAAGTCTTCGTTGCTCGGAATTTTGCAATCACGTTTTTCCAGCCATGCTTTAGCTTTTCCCCAAAGTTCTGCACGTAGATTGATATAAGTCTGGCCCATAGCGGGAGACTCAGACACGTTGATACCACGAGCAGGAAGATTAAGCTCACGTAGACGGTCAACAACACCAGCACCGAGGCCAATAGAGTCGACAAGGATTTCCACAGGCTTTTCTTTTGGTCCACAGGCTTCGTATTGGGCAACTACGGCTCCAGTCAATTGCATTAGATCGAGGTTTCGCCATTTGTCGAGGGTGGTGACGATGTTTGATTGGCGTTTACATAGAACTGAGGAGTCTGACCCAAAACGCGCCACGTCCAATCCCCAGACGATGGGTGCATCTTCGTAGGCAACAACGTCTCGGTGTTTTGCAGACTCAAGGAGGTCCATAGGAATGATGGTATCGTCATCAGACCGTGGGAACTCGCCAAGAACACGGATGCGGAAAGCATTTGAATCCTCTCCATAACGCGACTTCATATCATTTACGAAGTCATCTGACACACGCTTAGAGTCTACACAAGAGACGCGTTTTGTCCACCAGTCATCTTTCAGACGGTTATGTGTATCAAAGAAAAAGCCGCTAGAACGGACAGGGTTACCAAACAAAATAGTAACAGCGCTATGACCAGACATAGAGCCAGCAGCAGCTTCAAATACCTGTTCTGGTACGCCAGAGGCTTCGTCTGCGATGAGCATGACGTGTTCTGAGTGGATACCTTGGAGGGCTTCTGGCTGTTCTGCACGGGATGTTCGAGCAGAAATGAAGGCCTCGGTTGCGGAGGCTTTGAGTTCGATACGTTCTTGTTTGACATCGAGAAGCTCTTGGATGGGCGCAGGTAGTTCTTTTACCCAACGCTTCAATTCTGCAAAGAGGGCATCATAAAGCTGGCTGGACGTGGGAGCCGTGACGACCACTTTAACGGGGTATCGAGTGAGCAAGTACCAAAGCATGGCCCATGAACCAGCAGTTGATTTCCCGATACCATGCCCAGATCGAATGGAGATTTTCCTGTTGCCAGCGGCAACGGCATTGAGGAAGTCGACTTGCCACTCATCTGGCTCAGTTCCAAGTACTTCGCGTACAAAGGACACAGGGTCATTGCGGTACTTTGTGATGAACTCAATAAACGGGTTTGTCGCCATTAGGTATTCTCTATGACTTCTTTAACTTCGATAGCTTTCCCCATGTGCTTCAAAGCCTGAAGATGTAGGTCGCCAATAGAGATGTTCACCTCATTCTGGGCTTTCTCTCCGTAGCCTTCAGGATCGAGCTTAGAGGCCATCCATTTGCGTGTATCTACTTGTAGACGGGCTTTGTTAACAGCGGAAGAGGAGGAGCCATCAGCAAAGTCGGCAATATCCAAAGCATCTTCTGCCAGCTTATCGGCCTTCAGCTTACGAGCCGCAAGGACGGAATTTTTTCGTTCTTCAGTCTGGTTGATCCAGAAAGAAAGCATGGGACGAGAACATTCAATGAACTCAGCGAGTCGACCAATAGTCATACCTTCAGCAATATGGGCAGAGACGAACTCAATCCCACCCAACTCTTCAATCTTCTTCTCTAACGCTCTACGCATTGGGAAACCAGCCATGAACGCTCCTTATTCAGCTTCTTCGTAATCTTTACGTTCCCACACCTTACAGACACGCAGGTTGTGGCAAATGAACTCAAACTTGTGGCAGTAACCGCGACCACCGCCATCGGCATCAAAACGGTCTTCAGGAATTGACTCCATCTCAGCCAGCATCTCAGGGGTGTTGTCAAAGTACTCGCAATTGGCACACAAGCGTCTACGAGCCTGAATAGGTGCAATGCGCCATACCTTAGCCAACTCACGCCAGTAGCCACCATTAGAAGCACCAGTCTTATCAGGACCAAGCATCTGTGTCTTAACCAGCGTATCACGCATCTTGGCATTAGTCTCAGCCGTCAAACCATCAATGTCTGCCTCTTCAGGCATCTCAGGCATATCACCATCTAGGAGTCCCATAAGACCTTTCAGCGGAGCAAGACCGCGATTTTTTTACAAGTTGTTGGCGGCAGGGCATATCCTTACCTGCGAAGACGGACTTACGTTGCTGTCGTTCCAAATGCTTTGCGTCTTTCTACCCTATGGGGATAGCGACTACATATCACCAACACGGCTGAGGACTACTCTCTTCCTTTCGGTGGTCGCAGTGGCCTACTGCATCGCAATCCTCATGCGTCTTGGAGTCTTGATTATAGGACTACATTTTCAAAACTATTTTTTGAGGACTATAAAAATTTTTTTTGGGGTGAACTATAAGTTGATAGGTGTTTTACGGGCCAGTACCCTTCGCCCCCTCGCTATCAATAAAGGGGGGTCAAAACCGTCCCGCAAGTTAGTAAGCGCTTACCAACTTAGCTTGGCGCGAATGATTCTCAATAACTTGGTTTACATAATACCGCAAGTATCAATTAGGCCTTATCGTTGGCACTTATGCACGGCTTTGCATAGGTTGCTAACTTGCCAACATATGCACGGGTTTACATAGGTTTGTCTCATGCACGCATAAGCTGACCATGTATCGGTGCGCTTGGGAGTGTCTTCTAGTCTTTTATGGGTTAGCTTTGAATGTAGGTTATCCGTGTTTAATCAAGCCCTAAGCCTAGGTAAGCCGTACATTCAAGCCTATATCCTTCCCTATGTATTCCCCTATTAGAAGAGCTAACCCATGCCCCGATTAATCTTCTTTTTCTTTTCTTTTTGTGGCTACATAATCAAAGACTATCGGCTCTCAAAACGGGATAGAAAAGATTCAATAGACAATCTGCTAATCGGTGTTACATTCTTTCCAAGTCTTAAGACTGACTGGCCTAGCAGCACTAGGAATTTTTAATAGGTGTAAATCATGTCTACTCTCTCCCCTTCCGTCCCTCCCGTTCTTACCGTTGCAGAAGCCGTTGATCAACTCGGCTTTATCCGTGCGCAGATAGCTGACCTTCAAGCCACAGAGAAGACACTCAAAGCCGCTATCGAAGCCGCTGGCACTCCACGTATCGAAGGCCGTTTGTATAAAGCTGCCGTGATTCTTTCCGCTGGCAGAATTTCAACTGACTGGCAAAGCGTTGCCGCTCACTTTTCCCCTTCTCGCCAGTTAATCACGGCTCACACTACCCAGGGCGCAGCCTTCTCTGCTATCCGTGTAAGCGCACGTTAATAGGTGAAATTATGAAAAACGTATTAAATTTTGCACTCTTTGCCTTCTACTGGGTTTCTATGCTGGCATTCATGTTGGCTTACTTTGACGTATTGACTAAATAAGGGGCTAAACATGGATGCTATCAATCAAAAAACTCAAGCGCTGATCATTAAAAACGTACTAGCAGCATGCGGAAACATTGAGAAGCTCAATAAACGGGGCTATGATTTTCTCTATCAGTGCAGCGGCTTCATGGCTCACTATGATTTAGAAGGCTTCAAAGAGCACTATAGAGACAACTCTTTAGTTGCTGATCTTGAAGCTAACTATGCGCAAAATCAATGGCGCAACTACAGAGAAGGCGAGCATTTTGCCGCCTACTATCACTCCAAGCGCGATATCTACAATGCCATTCTTGGCAACCTTCTAGGTGTTGAGCTGGCATTGTCCTAATCTTTTTCTTTTTAATAGGTGTCAATCATGATCAAAATTTCTAAAACGTCAAAATTAGACGGCATCCGCTCTTGGAGCCTTCAAGCGTTAGACACGTGCCCAGGCTCACTTAATGGAGACGGCACTTTAGTAGACGCATGCAGCGGCTGCTATGCAACTACTGGAAATTATCGTTATCCTAACGTAAAAGCTCCACGTCTATCTAATCGGGAAGACTGGCAGCGCTTAGACTGGGTAGACGATATGGTCAAAACACTAGATTCAGATCGTTATTTTCGCTGGCTTGATTCTGGTGATCTTTACTCACTGGCACTGGCTGAAAAAGTCTATCAAGTAATGAAGCTCACCCCTTGGGTTAAGCACTGGCTGCCTACACGGATGCATAAATTCCCAAAGTACAAAAATGTCTTCAAGAAAATGGCAGCGCTTGAGAATGTAGCGCTTCGCTTTTCCAGTGACAGTGTAGACGGCAGCTACATAGACGGCTTACACGGCAGCGTGATAGTACCCACGGCAGCGCATGCAACAGAAAAAATGACACTCTGCCGCGCTTATGAAAATGCGGAAAAGTGCAGCGGTTGCCGTGCATGCTGGCAAAAAGACGTGCCGTTGATCGCTTACCCAGCGCACGGCGTGAAAATGGCTAAAGTTATCAAGATTAAATCAATTTAAGGGGCTAAAAATGCTATACAAAACAAAATTTGGGCTTGATGTATCCGTAAAAATTGTAAGGGACATTAAAGAAGATAACGCAACAGTACACGTTTTTGCGCCTATGTACCTAAAAAAACACTGGGTAATGAGCCATAGTTACAAATCCAGCGAATTTAGCGATTCGGAAATTTTGCGAGATTCTGACTTTGCTTCAGTAATGGCAAAATACTATCAATAAGGGGTTTACATGTTTACTTTATTTGTATTTTTTCACAATGGCACTATGACAGAGATAGATTTTTTAGACAAATTAGACGCCATTCAATATGCACGGGTTAGAAAAATGGAGCAAAACAAATCTATCCGCAAGCACATTATCAAAGAGTTTCCGTTTTCTGACTGGCTCAAAAAACGCGATTTATGGCACGGCTGATCTTCTAGCCCCTTAATTGGGGCTTTTCTCTTTGCGTGCTTAACTGGCAGCGCATGCCGTGCGCTATCGGGTGAGCATGCCTAAAAAATGGCATTCTTTTGCTAGGTGTACCCGTGCATTTTTAAAAAGTGCAGCGGATGCCGTGCCGTTTTACGTGTCTTCAAGGCATGCGAAGCCGTGCGCGTGTCGTTTTATGGAGTGGAGCCAGTGGAGTACATAAAAGCCGTTTTAAGCCGTTTTAATATTTGCTTATATGCTGGCATTGATTAGCAAAAATCTAGCCTTAAAAGCCGTTTTAATGGCTTCTGGCGCTATTCCGTGCCGTGTCTTACGTGCTGCAATTTTCGGCGTGTTAGTTAGCGCCTACTCACTTAATAAGTTAGTAAGCACTCACCAACCGTGGCAAAAAAACAACAAGAGGTCTATTTTTCGGGTTTTTGACTAAGTCAATTTCAAAACCCGTTTTACCCAGATTTTTTCAGCTCAGGATTTTTTTGGAATTTCAAAAGTCATTTCCAAAGCTACCCTCCCCCATTAATTTTCTAATTGTTTCGTTCAAGGCTGACAGTTCATCCATCTTCTTTACGTTCCAGATTCTCTTTTGTCCGTGGATACCGTTCTGGCTACCCCTGTGGCAGTCTGGGCACAGTGGCATAGATGTGAACCACTGTCCCTGATCTATTTCATGGCACTCACTTGGACCCGCCTGGTCGCACACTATGCAGTTCATTTCCTTGATTCTCAGGATGTGTGCTTTCTCTGCTTGTGTCGGTGTCTTCTTGTTTTTGCTTTGCATTTTGTTTTCCAAATGTTCTGGCCCATGCGCCAGCGAATGTCTCTTCATCTACGTCAAATGGACGTGGTGTGCTTCCTTTACCGCTCATTTTTCTTCCTTTATTGATTTTTCAATACGCTCTTTAGTTGCACCATCAAGTGCCATACCGCAGCAACTGCACCACCATGCGTCAATCTTTTCTGGCGTTTGGTCTTTTACAAAAGCAACCCAACCTTCAACAGAGTTATCTACTAAATACGCTTTCTGGTTCCAAACCCATCCAATACGCCTATATCCATCTTTACCATCGTTGTCCCATAAAGGAATTGGCTTATGCCACCATCGAAGATGAACAACCCTAAATCTTGAGTCAAACTTCATTCGATCTGAGCGCTTCAAACTAATTAACATTTAATCTCTCTTCTTTCTTTATCTTGTGCATGCAGTCACGCACCCGTCTTTCACCACCAAAGCCAAACTTTTCATCACATAAAGCCAATCTTTTGTCGATTGTTGCCTTATTTTTAAGCACTTCCCATGTTGTCAGCAGCTCTCTGGCTTCTGCCATGATTAGGTCATGCAGTGATGGGCTTGGCTTTGGATTCCTTACCCTGAATACTGGCTTTGTACTCAATTAATGCTCTTTATTGGCTTGAGTGTGCTTAACCAGCGGTCAAAGTTAGCGTCAACTAACTTACTTTTGCTTGGATTTGGCTTTGGCATCACCTGTTTAACCACTTTGACTGGCTTTGGCTTAGGTTCAATACGCACAGGCCAAGGTGCATTGGGTGCAAGGACTGTCTTCATGTGTTCTTCTCCTTGATGCCGTGGGCGGCTTCGATGGCACGGGCAAAGCTGTGAACGCTTTTGCACGAATCGTTGAACTCAATGCACAATTCTGGTTCCCACATATCTCCTGTGTGAACAGTGAACTTGTCTGCTATTGAATCAATCTGCTCATCCGTCAGCGGCTTGCGCTTATGTGGCTCCGCCACGGGTGGTGGGGTGGTGTAGAGAGGCTCATTCAAACAACCCTCGCCACCAATACCTTCTGCAAACCAGAACCCAAGCTCAGGCTCATCTGGGTATGACACACGCCACGCCACAGGCTCCTGCTCTGGCTCTTTGGGTTGTGGTGGCTGTGGGGATGTGACTTTGCGTGTTGGGATCGTGATGAGCCGAAGCAAAGTATCAGCCTCCTCAAGACTCAAAACATCATCGCTGTAAGCCCCCCACTCGTGGCGGCGAAGATTCCACACTTCGCGGTAACCCCTTGGGTTCCATCTTGCAATTGCGTAACGGCCTTTTACGCCATCGGCACGGTCGCTCAAATACGGAACCCACGCCACAGGCTCCTGCTCTGGCTGTGCTGCTTTAGGCCAACCCTTTGGACATTCATCACGACCGCAAGCAGTATCAATACAAGCCTCGCAACCAACGCAACGTTCTTTATCCTGCTCTGGCTTTGACTCTTTGTGTTCTGGATAATGACAAGGCCCATCATCACGGTGAATGACACCAAGGTTAGTTATGTCTCCACAGTAGCAATGCTGCCCATAAAAAGCATCCCAAGCAGCCATGTAAACAGACCCTGCATGGCCTTCATACAATCGCTCGTCATAGCCTTCTGTTGAACATTCATCCATTGCCTTGAGCATTTCTGGCGTTGCTTCTCTTGGCATTAGTTTTAAGTTTTGCTCTTGCGCTGGTTGTGCCAAGGCAATCAGCGCGGCGCATACCTTATATTCAGGTGAGTTTGGCGAGTGAATTTCCACTCCTTCATGCGCCAACTCAAGCGCGCGTTTTAATGCTTCTGCTTGTGCTGTCATAGTGATGTCCTTGGATAAAAAGTCACGCAATCGCTTGGCGCATGAATAGTTGCTTTGACGCCTAGCTCGTTGGCAAACCTGTTGACCCATTGCGTCAATCTTGTGCCAAAGAAAAAATCACCAAACTGTCGCTCAAGCAATGCAAGGCTAATTTCGGCTTGTTGACCAGAATTAACTTGTGAACGAATCCAATTTTCAATATTCATAACGGAGCCTCTGGCAGTTGTGCGCGTTGTTGTTGCGCGTATTCTTTGATTTGTTTGGCAGTCCACGGTGTTGGTGGATGTGTAGGAAAGGGCCAGTTCATGACTTCACCCCGCAAACTTGTTCCATGTATGCCACA